ATCAGCAACAACACGACGAATGCTTTCAGCGTTTCGATTGGCTCCAATAACGGCAGCAACGTCGCAGCCGGGACGACCGTGACGGCACCGCAGACCTTGAATACCATTGTCTACAGCGACGGCACCAACGTGTCTTTCGCCGATAGCGGCATCGTCGGCCAAAACCCTAGCTTCACCAGCATTACTGCTACCACGGGCACTCTTCCTATTACGGGCAACGTGTCGCCGTCTGGGCGCATTACGCCTCGCGTAAGCACCTCGGTAAGCATTACGTCGCCCTTGGCGTGGACGAGCAACACATATGATGATTACATCATTACGGCCCAAGCCAATGCATTGACCATCAGCGCAGACGCCGGTTCTCCGGTGCAGGGGCAGAAGATTATCTTCCGCATCACGGACAACGGAACTGCGCAGGCATTGACGTGGACGACATCGGGTGCTGGCTCATTCAGAGTGATCGGCGTTGTTCTTCCAACCACAACGGTTGCTGGAAAAACAACCTACGTTGGTGCTATTTATAATTCTACAGCGTCATATTGGGATGTCGTTGCCGTAACCACACAGGTCTAAATACATGCTTATTTTGCCTCCTATTCCAAAATGGCAATGGCGAACGCCTTCTCAGGCGCAACCCAAAAATTACTTTGGTCATGAAAATCATACACGATTTAAAATAACTGCCTGTTTAAATGACGGGTATCCCGTGTGGACGGGGTGGTTCGATGATAGGAACGATGCAGAAGCATTTTATTATGCTGTTGTTATTGGAACAATTGAACAGCAGCCTGCGCTTTGGTCTTTACCAGTTCCCATGTGGGTTCCGGCTATGGGAGAGCAGCTCTCTTATTATTTTGCCACCACCACCTATTTGACCAACACCGCCACGACCTCATACACGACGCCGGTAGATTGGGGTCCGGTCAACACCATAGAATGTATTGGCGGAGCCGGAGGCGGGGCTGGCGGGTATTCAGGCGGCGGCGGCGGAGCTGGTGGCGGCGGGGGTGGTTATTCCAAGGGTGCGGTGACGGCTTTAGGCGGTAATGTCACCATCGCAATTCAGATCGGAACGGGCGGCGCAGGGGGCGGCACCAACGGCGGAACTGGCGGCGTCGGTGGCGATACCTATTTCAATGGAGCAAGTTTAGCTGCGTCAAGTGTGGGCGCTCAAGGCGGACGCGGTGGTGGGCCTTATCAATCAGGAAATTCTGCCGTAGCCGGTGGGCTTGCCGCCAATGGTATTGGGTCAACCAAGTATTCTGGCGGGTCAAGCAGCGGCGGCTCTATCGGCGGCGGTGGTGGCGGCGGCGCGGCTGGACCAAATGGTGTTGGCGGAAACGCTGCAAGTGCAGGCACATCAGGCGGCGCTGGCGGTACAGCAGATGCTGGTTTTGGCGGTGCTGGCGGTGCCGGTGGCCCAAGCGGGACAAGCGGGACTGCCGGTGGCACCGGAACTGAATATACGTCTGTTTTAGGCTGCGGCGGCGGAGGCGGCGGAGGTGGTGGCGATGGTCCCGGTCCGGGCGCGTCTGGCGGCAATTATGGCGGAGGCGGCGGAGGCGGTGGTCAAACCAATGGCGGCAACAGAGAAGGCGCAAGAGGCATACAGGGTTTTATTGTCATTACGTATACCCCCTCCTTCAGCACTTTTTTCATGATGTTCCAATGACCATATTCACATGGACCTTCCCGCAGTTTATAGTTTCGCCGACGTCTGACGGCCTGACCAATGTGGTCACGGCGGTGAATTGGGTATGCACCGGAACCGACGGAACGATCTCATCGTCAGCCTCGGGAACGGCCAAGCTTGGGACACCAAACCCTGCCGAGTTTGTGCCTTATGCCGACATCACCTATGGCATGGCTTACGCATGGGTTGCTGGATGCATCAGCATACCGGCGGTTGAAAGCCAGATTTCGCAGCAGATAACACAACTATCGCAGCCTGTTTTGCAGACGCAAGCGGCACCATTCTAAGAGGGCACCATGGCATTTGGCATCGACGACGCGATCAACGCAGGCCTGCAGATCGTCAACAAATTCATTCCCGACCCAAACCAACGGGCGGAAGCTGAGGCAGCCCTACGGACTTCCCTGCAGGGCTGGGATGAGCAACAAAATCAGGTGAATGCAAATGAAGCACAATCGTCTTCTATTTTTGTTAGTGGCTGGCGGCCTGCTATTGGGTGGGTTGGCGCACTTGGCCTCGCATACCAATACCTTCTGCGTCCAATCGCCGTTGGGGCGGGGTGGCATGATTTGCCTACTCTGGATCAGTCCCTTATGGAATTAGTCACCGCCATGCTTGGTATGGCTGGTTTGCGTACCTATGAAAAGACGTTGGGCGTCCATGCAAAGTAACTGGCAACCCTGCTTTGTGCTCATCCTTCAAAACGAGGGCGGGTATGTTGACAATCCCAAAGACCCCGGCGGCGCAACTAATCTAGGCTGCACCAAGGCGGTCTGGGAGCAGTATGTCGGCCATGCAGTGACGAAAGACGACATTGCAGCTTTGACGCCAGAAGACGTTGAACCACTCTATCGCACAAGGTATTGGGATGCTATAAACGGCGACAATCTCCCTGTGGGGGTGGATTATGCCGTCTTCGATTTTGCCGTCAACTCGGGGCCGTCCCGCGCAGCGAAAGCCCTTCAAGCGGTTCTCGGTGTTAATGCGGACGGAAAAATCGGGGCCGGTACACTTGGTGCTCTTGAAACGGCAAACCCTCGTGATGTTGTCACGTCCGTCTGCGAAGCCCGACTAGCTTTTTTGCAATCACTGCCAACTTATGCAAATTTTGGGAAGGGCTGGTCACGTCGGGTGTCAGAAGTAGAACAAACCGCATTTAACATGGTATAAACAACCGATGGATTTTTATGTTTACGAGCATTGGAGGCCGGACACCAATACCTGCTTTTATGTGGGCAAAGGGTCAAAAGACCGAGCTTGGAATATGAAAAAAAGAAATTTATATCATAAAGCCATTCAATCAAAATTAACGGCCATGGGTCTTTCTGTTGATGTTAGAATTGTTGTTTCAAACTTAACAGAAGAAACCGCCTTCATGGTTGAAAAGGACAAAATTGCTTTTTATGGCCGCGAAACTCTTTCCAATATGACAGATGGAGGGGAAGGTGTTTCAAACCCTTCTAATGAATATATAGAAAAATTGGTGGCTAGAGCGGTCGGAAACAAAAATATGTTAGGGAAAAAACATTCTGACGAAACAAAAAGAAGAATTTCCGAAAAGAAGATGGGGCACTTTGTAAGTCTTGAAAGTCGTGATAAGATGGGCGCGGCCAATCGTGGGAAAAAACGTGGTCCTATGCCAAAAGAAATTCGTAAAAAAATTTCTGATACTAAAAAACGGAAGTTTTTTGAGAAAAGGGTCGGGTAGTCATGGATTACAACACTTTTGTGCAACAAATTGCTACGATGGCGGTGGTTCCGGTAACGGACACCAACTATCAAATCATTTTGCCACAGATGATCTCGTATGCCGAGTTGCGGATGCAGCGCGACATCGACTTTCTGTCAACCCAAATTAGCACGACCGCATATTCTTTCACGGCAAACAACAACACGCTGACGATCCCGCAGTCGCAGTTTGTCACGACTGAAACATTGGAAGTGATCAATGGGTCTGGCGCGTCTTCGCCGCTGTTGCCGGTCACGAAGGAATTTTTGCAGAACGTGTACGGCAGCGGATCAACTGCTGGCCTTCCCACCTATTACGCCGAATATGGCGGCGATGCTGCAACCACCGGCTACACTTCCCAGATCATGATTGTCGGCCCGATTCCTGATTCGGCATATCAGGTGCGCCTGACGGGCACCGTGCGCTCTGCGCCGCTTTCGGCCACGAATACGATGACATACATCTCGACCAACTTGCCAGACATGATGATCATGGCATCCATGATCTACATCTCAGCATACCAGCGCAATTTTGGTCGCCAGTCTGATGATCCGCAGATGGCCCAAAGCTACGAGAACCAATATCAAGCCCTTCTACGGTCGGCCATGGTCGAAGAAAATCGCAAGAAGTACGAGGCTTCGGCTTGGTCGTCCTATTCCCCTGCCCCTGCCGCAACCCCGATCAGGGTATAATACATGCCGCATA